CGGCGTGCCGATACCGCTCGTCGATGATCTTGAGAGCACCGTCACGGTAGCCCTGCTCGAGATCGTCGAGCGAGTTGGTGCGGTTGCGGTACTCCTCGAGTGCGGTCGGGTCGTCAGGGACGACCGACTGCTTCCTCGTGTTGAACGAAGCCCTGGTCGGCTCCTTCTCGACGTTCGCGACGCTACCTTCGAGCTCGTCGATGCGAGCGCGGCGAGCCTCCAACTGCCTGATGAGGTCCTCCTTCTCCTCGAGCTGCTCGTTGTAGCCGTTCCAACGCAGCTTCGCGTCGTCGTCGAACGCCTCGCCGGCGTACTCGGCTTCCATGTCCTTCAAGGAGGAACGGATCTCTCCGCACTCCTCCTGAAGCTGGCTTACAGACGCCATGTTGGCGCCACCTCCTCTTCGTCCCGATCGAGACCCCAGAGCGGGGTCGATGACGTGTCCTTTGCGGCTCTCCATAGTTCGGACGTGCCCGTCGGGACGGCGTCGGGGGAGGGTGCGGATGTTTCCTCTGTGGTGGTTTTGATCTCGTCGAGCATGGCGACAATAGCCCGCATCGCTTCCGCGTCGGTTTCGTCGGATGCGAGGAACTTCTCGGCGAGGAGTCTCATCTCACCGACAAGGTCGGGCTCGTTGCTGCGGATCGCCGCTTCGGCGACGAGATCCTCTGCCGGGAACCTTCCCAGCATGATCGTGTCTGTGAGGCTGCGAACACCTGCCGTTGTTCCACCGTAGGCTGGGAACGGTGTGGGGCCGAGTTCGCGCATGGACGCTTCACGGATCGTGCGCTCCAGCAAACCTTTCTCGTTGGAGACGCGGCGCCGTTCGTCGTCCTTTTTGATGATCCCGAACCGGAAGCTGGATCCGTAGAGGCCAGCCTCAAGTCCTGGGACGAGCGCCCGGTTGTAGTCGGTGTCGAGGAGCGGCACGTCGTATTCGACGCCGCGGCCCCGTTCACCGAGGAACTCGAGTGGTCCGAGAACCTTGACCCCGATCGAGGGATCTTGTCCGTGGTGGAAGATGCAACGGATCCGGTCTCCGCCTTCTTGGATCGTCTTCTTGAACGATCCGCCGGCGAACCGCTCCATGAAGTGTCCTTCCACTCTGGATGGGCCGATCTCGGTCCATTCGCCGTAGACGGCGCCGACTCCGTGGAGTGTCGGCATCCCGTCCTCGGTGGTGCGGGTCAGTTCGAGCGGAAGGCCGATGCGGACGAGGTCGTCGCGCGGCGGGATGTCGACCTGTTGGTCTTGGGTCAGTTCTTCCATTCGTGAGCCCCCTTTCGCGGGCGTAAAAAAACCCACTTGCGGTGGGCTGGATGGATGACTGTCCCGGTCATACGGTGTCGTAGATCACGACCTTGTCGATCAGGTCGCGTTTGCTGTGTGGCAGTTCGCCGAGCGTCTCGCTGGAGACGGCTGCGGCTTGGAAGATGAGGGTCGGAATCGGCGCCAGCGGGCGTGTCCTGATGACGGGTGCTCCTGGCGTTTCGGTGATGGTGAGATGCGGAGCGAACGCGGTGACGCTGACAGTTGCGTGTCCTGGGCGAAGACGGCGCGTTGTTGTGGTTTTGCGCGGTGGCCGCTTTTGGAAGACGAAGCCTCCGGTCTGCGGAGTGACCGCCGCTGACGGCAGCGACGCTGTGACGGTGGTACTGCCGTTCGCTGTCGCCGTGAAGAACTTGGTGCCGGAGGTCGTGAAGACGCATGTGACCGCAGTGGATCCTGTGACTGTCGCGGAGCGTGCGCGTGTCCTGACGATGCTGGCGGTGACAGTCGTGGATCCGTGGACGACACCGATCTCGCCTCTGATGCGAACGAGCGATGCGGTGACTGTTGTTGAGCCGTTGACTGTGGCTGCCCGTGCCCTGGTTCGGTGAACCGAGCATGAGACGGCTGTGGCGCAGTTGGCGGTAGCCGTGAAGGTGACTGTGGCCCCGCCTGTCGTGCCGGCGTAGGCTTGTCCGAAGTACGGCCATGCGAATGCGTTGGCTCCGAACATCAGCGAACCCCGAAGACGAAGACGGGAGCTGTGGCGGCGACAACCGTGACGGGAGCCATAGTGGACGGCAGCGGTAGGGCACTCGTCTGTTCGCCCATACCGCAGAGAATCGCGTTAGCCACCGACCCTGTGTTCGTTCTGATGTGCGTCCCGCCCGTGCTGCTAATCGCCAACGCCCCGTAATAGAGTCGTCCCGCATCAACGCGGAGGGGCTGGGTAAAGGTGAGCATCTTCCCCCCAGCCGCTGTCATTGCGGTGCTCGTGGTAGACGCCATCCTGAGTTTTGAATATCCGTCGTAGAATCCGAGGTCATAGTTGCCTGTGCCGTTGCCGGCGATGAAGCTGATAGACGTAATAGTCGCCGGATAGCGGAAGATAACCGGGACATAGATCGCCTTGTTCGCCACAGGCCATGAGGCTGCTGTATGTGCGGCCTGTCCAGCGTAGGCGGCAAGGTCGGTGTAGATGTCGGGGATGTAGAAGTCTGGTGTCCGAGGCTGCACTAGAAAGGAACTCTGGCCCCGATCATCATTAGCGGGATGGCCGTGAACGTCGCACAGGCCACCATGTTCGTGAGAGGATCAGGGAGAGGGTAGGCATTGGTTGCCGAGTCCTGAAAGCCAAGCGCCGCATTGGCGGTGACTGTCCAACCGCTTCCGCTCATAAAGTCTGTGAATTGGTTGGCGGTTGTATTATTGCCAGCCCCGACTAGGTAGTATTTGCCGACTTGTAGGAACGTGTCGGTCACGTCTACCCATTGGATCGCAGATGCGCCGCTTCTGGCTGTACCGCCGCCGGAGACCTTTCTGTTGAAGCTGGCGTCGTAGACGCCGATGTCAAAACTGTCGGTCATAATGCCCGTCCCGTTTTGCCAGCCGAGCTGGTAGACAGTCATGCCGACAAAGACGCGGAACGGGATGGCGACAGGCTTGTTAGCGGACGGCCAAACCGTCGAGCCGTTATTCGCGGTTGCTGTAACCATGTTCGCGATACCGAACTCTGGCGATTGCATGTGGACGATGCGTTCGCGGCTCGAGCCGACATGATCGGGCCACTCCTTGTTGAACACCTCCGCGGAGACGGCGTCACGGACATGGAGACGTCTGGGGGATGCGCGCAGCATCTAGGCGACGATGTTCGCGTAGCCGTGAACGGTGACAACATTGGCCGCGTCACAGGCGGCTTTGACGATCAGCGTGTTCCAGAGGAACATGTCCGCCGCGACGAGGATCAAGCCGCCGCCCTTCGGTTGCAGGATCACGTCGATCAGATCGTCAGGGCTGGTGGTGCCTCCCCAGCCGAGCGTGAGCGTCCGGTCGACGGTGTCGCTGTTGTACGCGAACAGGGTGATGTGATCTCCGAGTCCGCTTGTCGTCGTCGCCGAGGCTGTGTGAATCGTCGTACCAGACCCGATCGAGGTCGCCACGACCTTGATGCCTCTGCCGTCCGTGGAGCCGGAGAGTTTGACGCGACTGTAGGTGCTCAAGCGTAGACCTCCATCGCGAGCACGAGATTCGAGTTCTCAGGCGCCTCTGCCGTCTCCACGTCGGTCAGAGTCTTGGCCGTGATCGTCGCGGCTATCTGGTCACCGACAACGACGGTGCGCGCGCTCGAGGACTCCTGCGCACGTGTGATCGTGAACGTGTCCGTGGAGATGACTGTGACACGGACGATCTCGGCGTTCGATGTTGTCGGCTGTGTCGAGACCGGCCAGATCGTCGCATTGAACGGGGCAGTCGGAAACTTGAGTCCGTCCGCGGACTGGACAACGAGAGATGTGCCGGAGGATGCCGGTGATGGTGCTGTGAGGACTGTCGAGTAGGCGAAGTTCTTGTGTGCGTCGGCCACTAGTCCTCCACCAGTGTCAGGGCGGCGGCGTTAATCTTCGGTGTGTCACCGAGCGAGATCGGCGTTGAGGTGACTGATGCCCAGTAGAGGACGTTTCCCGTTGAACTGGCGTCAACGACAGCGATACCGACTATCGGGTTCGTTGAATTTCCGAGTGCGATCGGGAACGTGACGGCCGCCTTGTTCGTCACCGTTGCCGTCGTCGTTCCTGTGGCTGCGTTCCACGCGGTCGACTGGTCGTTCGCTGTCCCAATCTCGGTACGCGCGTAAGCGCTGTAATCGGTTTCGACGATCGTGCTGCCCGTTGATGTGTCATCGGGGAGTGTGGTGCAAAGGGCGACATAGACGTGGCCTGCCGCTGAATAGGCGACACCGCCGGCGGGGAGCTCAACTAGTTTCTTGGACAGGTAGTTGCTTTTGGAGCCTGACATCTATTCGCTCCCCGGCTCGAGCACGGTTTCGCTGCCTTCGATGTGGTCGTTGTGGAAGCCTTCTCCGGGTTCGGCGTCCCTGTAGCCGCTGTCATCCCAGCGCAACGGCTTGTCCTTGTTCGCGTGTCCGTCCTTGCCGACCGCGTAGTGGACGCCTTCGACGAAGACGACGTCTCCCTTGTATTTCGCCATCTAGTCCTCCTCGTCGGGTGCGAACAGGCAGACGCCGTCCGCTGAATAGGCGAGCAGCACTCTGGCGTTCTCGACGTGCTGGTCTCCCATGTCAGAGACGCTGACTAGCGTGTCCTGTGAGCGGTTGCCGTTGTCCTGGCACACGACGGCGTAGCGGAAGTCTCCGGTGAAGCCGTCCCAGGTGACGTCGCCGGCGGCGAGCATCACTCCGTTCGGTTCGTTCTGTTCGATCTGTCGGCCGCGGAGTCTCATGCCGCCACGTTCGTAGCCGCTGCTGGTGCCGAGCTCGAAACCTCCAAGGTCGGAGCGTGTCCTGTGCGCCAGCGTGTCGGGTTGGTAGTCGCCAGTTACGAGCACGACCTTGAAGTTGTCTTGGACCCAGTCGACGGTGCGAAGGAAGTAACCCATCAGGAACGAGTCATAAACCATCGCATTCATTCGTCTTCGTCCTCCGGCATGTCGGTGATCGTCACGCTGTCGCCATCGTCGAAGTCGATCCGTTTCGCCTCGCCGTCAGTCACCACTGCCGAGCGACCATCGCCGTAGTCGACGCGACGCTTCTTCGACCGTTCGATCGTCACATCCACGTCGGGCGGTTCGACGTTCACCTGAATCGCACCCTCTTCGATCCGGGTCGGCTCAACCGTCACGTTCGCCGGCGGCGGAGCCTCCACTGTGATGTTCGGCTCGACCTTCACGTCAGCGGGTTGCACATCCACATGGACGTCTGGTGTCGTGATCTCGGTGCGGATCGCGCCCTCGTTGATGTTCACGTCGGGGGCACCTGGGAGCTGGAACGCGCCGTAGTCGAAGTGGACGTGAGTGTCGGAGCGCGTCGGAACGGCAGGAGGCGCGCTACCGTTTCCGTTCGTTGGCGCGGTCTGCGCGGCAGACGGAGCGCCAGGCTCCGTGTTCGGGACCGGTACACCAGCGAACAATCCCTGCTTCGGAGCTGTCGCCGCCTGGAGCTGGACACTGAACAGGCCACTATGCTCGAGAAGTGAGAGGTCGTTGTTGGTTACAGCAAGGATCACGGTGTCCGGCTTGTAGCCGGCGTCCACCAGATAGCGGATGGTGATGGACTCTTTCTGGAGGATCTCGGCCTGCTCTACAGCGTCTTCCTTGAGGAAGCTGATGTCGCGCGGGTCGGTGGCAAGGTTCGCGTCACCAGGGACCGCGATGATGTTCGAGAGGGCGCCGGCGGCTGAATTCCAGAGGTCCAAGATGACTCCGTCGACGAAGTTGCGGCGTGCCGCCTGATAGTTGCCGGTGTTCAGGCTCGAGCCCTGCAACCCTTCGGACAGTCCGACTATGACGGGCGGCGTGCCGGCGGCGGCGGCGATCCTGGTTTCGCCTGCGCCGGTCACGAGCCGGTAGTCGAGCTGCTGCATGTTCGCTCCCACCGGGGTCGCGTCCACACCAGCCGCCGTGAACATCCACTTGAAAGCGTTGCGCGGCCCCTTATGGGCATCCTTGAACGCGGCAACCTGTTGTTCGTATTCCTTCAAGTCGGGCGTGTCGAACTTGACGACCATGTTCGGTGTCGGGTTCTCGAAGAACCGCAGCTTCGATTCGGTCGCGGCCTTGTCCGCCATCACTTCACGGATCAGAGGTGTCAGCCAACTCATGCCGCGGAAACGGGCTTCCGGGTCGGCGATCGGCGCCCAGTGGGCTACGTCTTCCGGCAGGAACGTCTCAGTCTCATAACCCTGTGTTCCATAGCCTCCAGGCGAGTACACGTAACCGAGAACCTCTGCGTCTGTCGCCCAGGCGCCAATCTCCGGGTTCGTGTTCGATCCGATCACGATCGTCACCCAATCCGGCCTGAGGAGTGCTAGTCCGTCGCCTTTGCGGACGACGAAGCAGTTGCCGCCAAGATCGACGTGCATGATCATCCGGGTCAGGAGTGACTGTGTCGTGCCACCAACCCATGGCTTCTCCAATACTTGTAGTTCGGGTGTGCCGAAGTAGTCGCCGAGCCGGCCGTCACGCAACCTGCGAAACTGGAAGCGCGCCTGATTGAAGTGGCGCGCCCGCGTCTGCATACATGAGAACACGACGCTGTCGGATTTGTAGGCGAGGTCGGTGATCGCCCGATATGCGGGTCCGATGACCTCCTGCTTCTGTCCGGGCTGTGTTTGTTGCGGCCCCTGGGTGAAGTAAGCGTTGCCGTTGTAGATGAACTCGTTGAGGTAGGCGATATACCCATCGAGGCTGAACTCGGTCTGGTCGCGTGTGGCTTCGAGATCCTGCGACTGGAAGCGAGCGGGCAGGAACCTCATTTGAGATACCAGGGGCGGCGACGAAGCTTCTGCAACTCAGTGACGCGCCTCGCGACTCGTTTTCCGCTGAGATGAACTGTGGTCGTGATCTTGATGGGTCTCATCCGAACGACACCGCCAACAGCTTCTTCTTCTCCTGTGTCGCCTCAGACCGATAAGCAATCGTCGCAGCAACAAGCGGCGTGATATCCGAACGCGAGTGCTTCCGCGACCAAGCCCAAGCATCCGCAAGCGTCCGCTGGGCGGCACCACGAACAGCCGCCTCGAGCGCCTGATCTCCGTCATGGACGATCGTTCCCTGCTCCACAGCGTCGAAGAACGCCCCGCAGGCGCGCGTGTATTCAACGGTTCCGATGGTCTCCACCTCGATTCCAGCCTCTTCGAGCTCGTCGAGGAGCGAAGCAGCGGGTCCGCGCTCGTCACAGACGATCCGCACCGGGCGCAACTCCTCGATCAACTCCAAGAGGCGCTCCACGATCCAGCCTGTCCCGTCCTCACGGTGAACAAGGCCGATATGGACCTTGTCGCCGACCCTTTTGGCACCCATGATCGTCGCCCACGTCCGGATCGGCGACACATCCAGGGACAGGGTCGGCTCCTCCAACTCCACGTCGCCGGCGAGCGAGGACCAATGCTTCACATCGAACAAACCCGAGACGGAAGCGTCCGTTGGGGGCCAGTCACCCATCCCGTACAGCTCCACGGCCGCCGTTCGGGGCGGCATACCCGAAATCTCGTCCAAAACGGTGTCCTCCGAGATCAAACCGTCGTCCATCGACGGGTTCCCGGCCCTCGCGAGCCGCATATCGCTCAACATCTCGACTGTGACCTCGGATGGGTCGCCTTCGGCAGACCATTCGTGCCAGGAGACGCGCGGATCGTGCTCGATCCCGCGTTTTCGCATCCTCGCGAAGTTCACGCCGTGCTCATGGACGAACCGATCGACCGCCGAACCCGCATAAATCGTCTTTGAGCCGTACTTAGCGGTGGACGCGCGCGTCATCGGCTTCTGCGCGCCAACAACCTTGTCGTTGATGACCATCGCCTCATCCCAGACCAGCAGATCAGCCGAATAACCGCGCCCAGAGCCCGTCGTGCGCGACTTGAACAGGATCCGGCAGCCCGATTTCAGGTTGATCGACTCCTGGCCGTTCGCGTGACGGTAGCCACCATGATCCTTCACCTTCGCATGGAGATGTGGCGTGTCCTGAACGAACAGCTCGAGCCGCAAACGGTGATCCTGCGCGGTCGCAACCTCATGCGCGGTATGAATCACGAGCGGATAGTCGAGCACGAACGCGAAAAATCCCTCGATCACTTGGAGAATGACGCCTTTGCCGTTCTGGCGGGCGACGTTCAAGCCGTCGTCGGCGCTCGCCCACCGATCTTCGGCGTCCAGGGCGAGCATCGACCGGATAACAAGCTTCTGCCAGTCGAAAAGGTGGCCGCCAGCCGCCTCCCACCACGCGATCGCGGCGTCGCCGAGAGTTCTAGCGTGTTCTGGCGCCCACGCGAACCGCGGCTCGATCAACTCGAGCGCCTCCGATCCCGTTTAGCCGTCGCACAGTTACAACGAACATGTTCCGGACCCGCGATCCGCGTCGGATCACCATCGACATGGCCAAGATGCCACTTCTCACCGGCCAAAATCCTTGTCTTGCAACGCCAACAGTCGACCAGGCCGGCATCGACAGTGGCCGCGAACTCGCGGCGAGCCTTCCTGTACTGCGGCCCATAGACGACAGTGTCGTAGCGGCGCTTCTCAACCGTCCGCACCCGATACCGCTCCCGGAGCTCCGCCGCCACACTCGGCGACTTCGGCCGCGAACCAGGACGACGCAACCGCCTATCCAACATCTCCTCACGATGCCGCTTGCAATACCAATGATGGTTCGACAGGACAGGCTCGTCACAGTCGCCCATCCGGCACAGCTTCACGATCTGAGGCATCACCCTCGAACAGCCCAGACACATCCCGTCCAACAGATCGCCATGGACGAAGTGCAAGCCGCAGCTCGAGCAGCGAAGCGAACTCTGAACGACAAAACCGGCTTCCGCCGGCTCAACAGGTGTCTGACGCATATGTGGGTGTGAGCGTCCCGTCCCAAAACACCGTCACTCAGGACGTACCTCAACATCCCGCAACCTACCAGACGAAACCCTAAAACCGGCATCGACTGGAACCGGGAAGTGGACTTTTCAGAATCCGCTGACTGCTTCCCGGGTCGCCCTAGAGGGCGACACCGGGAGCGGGAAGTGGTCGAATAGTGGCCCCCGGGAAGTAGTGGGGAAGTCAGGGAAGTGGTGGGAAGTCCCAGTCATAGACCCAACCGTTCGGGAAGTGGTCGGGAAGTGGTCGACCCAAACCAGGCCGGGAAGTGGTCGGGAAGTCAAACACGAATTATCGTCACAAGCGTCGCCAAACAAGAAAACTACATTCACCCCTTGACAAAACCGAGCTCGAACCGGTTCTGAGGCATCGTTGACACCACCAACCATTGGGGGGAGGCCTCAAAAGCGCGGGCTAGGAGAGCATGGTTTGTAACCCGTAAAAGCCCTGCCCCCCGGTAGGAATGCCTGCGGAGCCGTGCGCTGGTGGGAGTGGCGGCGGCGGCTGGTGTGGCGTCTGTGGGGTTGTGGTGGCGTCGTGCGGCGTTTGTGGTTGGGCGCCGTGGTCTGGGTGGTGGTGCCGGTGTGCTGCTTGGTGGGTGGCGGATCGCGGCCGTCTAGACTTGGGCCCGTGGTGCGGCGTTGCCCGAGTTCGTCGGCGTGCCTGGCGCCAGCGCCGGCGCTCGAGCTGCGCGACCGGTTGGCGATGGGGTGGCGATGCTGCAGCGACGGGTTGGCGACTTGCTCGCGACCTACTGGCGACGCGCCGGCGCTCGAGCTGCGCGCGCATAGCAAGAAGCCCGCTTTCGCGGGCCTCTTGGTGGTGCGGCTATGAGGGGGGTGGTGGCTTAGCGGCTTATGATCCAATCGTCCAGGCGCTCCCGGTGTTCTTGCGTGAGGATGCCACGGCCTACGGCTTCGGCGGTGACTGTGAGTAGCGTTCGCTGCTCGCTGTTTAGGTAGGCGTGTTCTTCTGGTACTCCTGCCCATTCGAGCAGCTGCACGTCGCCCGGGTCAATCGCTGCGGTGAGACCTTGTAGCTCAGCGATTTCGCCATAGCTGATCTGTTCGGCATCGATCTGTGAGCGTAGGTACTCGAGCCGGTTGCTGCTCATTTCTTGCCGCCTTTCACTTTGAGTAGGTCTGCGAGGGCGATGAGGGCGATGACGCCGATGGTTATGTCGGCTGGCGCGCTCATGCCTGCACCGTTTCTGCTGCTTCGTGCGCCGTGGTGATGCCGGCGTCTAGTCCTTCGATGTAAGCGAACATGAGGTTCCGGAGCTCGCGCTTGGGAACGTGCCCGACGTTGAAGACATCGGTGACGCCTCCGCCTTCGTTCATGATCCGGTAGAGGGCTACGCCTCCATAGGCGCCGTCGATGTAGAAGACACCGATATTTGCACGGGACGCGAGATTGGTATGACCATCTCCCGTTAGCTGGGCGGGACTCCAAACCGGCATCTCGTCGGTCCCATTCACCGTGCGATTGATCCGCCGGCAGACTGCTTCCAGGTCGCTGTTTGTGATGCGGTCGCTCATGGTGTCCTTTCCAGCGTGGCATGGCAGGCACGCTCGACTTCGTCGACGACACCCTGCGAGTAGCCATCCTCGTAAGCGCAAAGGATGCCATCGGCCCGATCGTCGTCTTCTGTGAAGCCGTACCAGCCGAGCACATCGCGCGGTAGGAGACCATCAGCCCATTCTCCGCTAAGCGGAGAGGAGGGAAGCTGGTCATAAACAGCAGGGTCTCCGTCCTCGAGTCCTTTAAGGATTGCCTGCTTGGTCTCGTCGGTTGTGGTTCCGTCGATGACCCAAGTTCCGGCGCAGCGGCCGTCTTCGTGGCCTTGTGCTTCGGCGAAGTCTTGGTAGGTGGGAAGCCAACGCATCGTTACCGCCTGCCTTTCGGCGCGTCGGCATAGCGATTCCGCCCGGTCTCATAGTCCCAGATCACATCTTCGGCGGTAAGAGCGAACCGAGAGGACCCGATGTAGAAGCGGAGGCTGTTCAGCCGGCGCCTGAGATCCAGCGCCATCTTCGGGTCGACGTTCAATGCGGCTAGCTGCTCGCCTAGCGTCGGATATGGCATGGTTACCGCCTGCCTTTCGGCGTCCGGGCAAACCGCGCCCAGACGAACATGGGCACCGCGAGAGCGGCGCCGAGGATCAAATAGCTGATGGTTGACACTTGCTCCTCCTTATGTAGTGAACCTAGACAAGAGGAGTAAAGCACCGCGGCGCGCGCTGCGCAAGGGTGCGCGAGCAGGCTTTACAAAGGCGCCGGCGGGCTCGCAGCGATGAGCCGGCAGCTCGGCTGGAATCCCTACCATTCCGGTAGGAAATAGGGGGAGACGATTCGCGCCCGGGGCGGATCCATCAGAGGACTGCCTAGGTTTGGCGCTATCAGAGACGCGCCTAGGTTTCGCGACTCAGAGGACCGCCTAGGTTTGGAGGGCCGGCGCCTTGGTGCCAACGGGCTGTCTAGGTCCACGGAGGCGGCGCCGGCCGCTCCCTGCGAGTCTTGGTTATACCACGCTGGCGGGGTTCGTACCAAAGATGCAGCCGCTCACACCGCGCCCGATCGCAGGAATTCCACGCAACGTGCGACCATCAGCGGCTGTGTGCGCGAGTTTGAGCTCGCTCATGTTGCCACCGGATTCTCTGACAACGGCCTCGAGTTTGCGGGCGTGGTCTGCCCTGGTGGCGTGTGTTTCGAGGAAGCGTGGTAGCGCCACGTTAGCCATCAGAAGATCTCTTTGACTGCCTTGATTGATGAGACTGGGCCTTTGATCCATGCCGAGTCCATTACATCGTTTCCGTTCGTGCTCGTAGCGACTTTCTTGCGGAACATGAATCCTAGAGCTGGGATGCCACACGATTCATAATCTCCGCCGCCCATCCGGGTTTCATCGTCGCCGTCGATGTATTCATATGAGTCGAGGTCGAAAGTGGAAATGCCTTTGTCATCCCAGACGACTGTGTGCCAGCCGTCCTCAAGCAGCACCTCGCGCACCTTGTCGATATCAATACAGAGGCTCATGTCCCGGTCCTTTCGTAGAAGTCCGACATCCGCTTCCCAGCAGCCTTGTAGTGACCTCTAATGGTGGCTGGATCTCGACCCATGGCTAGAGCGATCTTTCTCCAACTGAGTCCTTGTCGGTCATACGAGGTGACTACCTGAAATTGGAGGTCGGTGAGCACCTCCTTGGCGTCGACCCAAAAATCGGGGACAGCGACGATCACCACGGAATCCCATCGCCGGAGCCATTGTCGTCAGCGTGGTCGTCGTCCTCACGGTACGGCCTCAACGACTCCACAAACTTCGCGCCGCGTGCACCCTCGATTGCGCGTGCGTAGCCTTCACGGATCAGCGAGTCGATCGCCGCTCTCACGTATTGGCCTTTGCCTCCGATCGCGTCACAGATCGTGTTGCGCCCTTGCGGGTCGGCACAGTTCTCGATGAAGATGCTCACTCGTTCCATCTTGCCGGTGTACCGGAACGCGCCGTCAGCGGCGAGCTCATGGGTGTGTTCAACCTTCTCCCAGGAGCCGAACTTGCCGGCGCCGAGGCTCATCTCCCACCGTCCTGTGTCGCCGAACCGTGAGTCTGTGATCTCGAGTCGCACCTTCCCAATATGGTCTAGGCCGTAGCGTTCGATCGTTTCCAGCGTGAACAGCACCTCGTTCAAGTCGCCTTTGGAACTCGCACCGCGGCCGCGCTTGCTGTCACCATGCCCTGTGTTGTCGAGGATGAGGGTAGCGATGCCAGCGGCGAACAGCGGATCCACAAGGGCGGCCATGAATTCGGCGTAGTCGTCCGATGAGTTCTCCTCGAGGCCGAGGTCGCTGAGGTACATGCGCTGGCTGTCGAAGATGACGAGGTCGGCGTTCAGGCACAGCTTGACGAGTTCGTTGCCGTCGTCTTTGCGGAAGCGTGGGAATTCGTAGTAGCTGAGGTTCGCTGAGAGCTGCGCTTGTTGGAGTGTGCTCATGTCGCGTCCGTTGATGATCGCCTCGAGCCTGGACGCATAAAGGTCGCCGCCGTTCTCACGGTCGAACACGACCACCGTGGCGCCGGCGAGCACCATGTCCCCAGCATGGATCAGAGCTCCCAGCGACTTGCCCACCTTTTTCGGTGCCGCCCAGTAGTGGCGCTTGCCACGTCTGAGCATCAGCTCGGATGCTGCCAGATATTCGGCTGGTGGGATGCCGTGCCGGATCCTGTCGACGAGGTCTAGCTGCCGTGACCGGACACGATCGGTGAAGTCGCCACGTTTAGCGTCCTCTGGGAGCACGCCGGCTTCTGGGACACGGTATGCGTCGACCTCTGCGTCTTCGAGGGACTGTCGGGCCGCTTCGTCGTCTGGCGCGAGACCGATCTCGTGGATGGGCCGTAGTTGCGTCACCCTGTTTTGAGGAGGTCGATGGCGTGCATATCCAGACGCACCAGCAACCGCTGCTTCGCCCACTTCAACTGCTTATGGTCGATCCGGTCAGGATCCACAGGCTCGCCCTCGAGGAGCTCACAACACGTTCCGACGTCCTTTGCGAGGCGCATGGCTACACCGACACGGGCGGGGTGCGGCCACCGCTCCTCTAGCGTTTCAGGACAACACTCCGCACACTCACATGGAACGCCTGTCTCCTCAGCCAGCAAGTCGGGAGCAATGAACCCGTGGGCTAGTAGCCCATCCACCTTGTCGCGGTGATAGTGGTCAGGGCGTCCACAGGACGGGCATGGTAGAGGCGTGCTCAAGGGCCGGTCATGGAGGAGGGAGTCTAAGCCACCCTCGGTTTGTGTGCCAACATGCCTGAGCCTTCGCATGGCATTCCAGGGTTGAACCAGTCGCGGTGGCGTTCGTTGTTGTTTCGTGTGGCGCGGCGGTGCTTCTCGATCCGGTAGTCCTCGCGGATGGGTTGTTCGCGGTGGCAGACGGGACAGAGAGCACGGATCATGGCAGTAACCAGATGCCAAGCATGTGATCGAACCAAACGACTAGCAGTCCATAGATGATTCCGCCAGCTATGACATAGAGAGCAGCCCTGCTGGCAAAGGCGAAGCGGACACGGAGTCGTTCGACTGGATTCAGTTCGCGTGGTCCTCGCCACTGTTGCGGGTCTTCGTTCATGTGACAGGAGTCGTCTTCGTCGCGCCACTTGTCGGGAAGCGAAAGGAACCCCACACACCGTAGGAGTCCCAGCGGCAGGCGTTCCTTTCGGTCATGTCGGCCAATTCTGAGACGGCACCCACGTAGCCGTCCCTCGAGGCGGCCAATGCACCAGCCAAGCATCCGCACCAGCCCACGCAGCCGTCTGCTTCAAATCGGCGCGCTTCGCAGGCGGAAACGCCGCATACGGGCCACGCGCAGTCGACTTCACCTCGATCATCATCGGCGTCCTCCCATCCTTCAACGCGACAAGGTCGGCGCAGCCGAGGCTTCCCGCGGCCCGGATGACGATCCAGTCGTCCGCTTCGAGGCTATGGCGGAGTTGCCTTTCGCGCTGTATGCCACGGCTCATTCTGCGCCGTCTTTCATGCCGGCTGATTCGTCAACAACACACGCAAACAACGACTGCTGCTGCAACCTGCGCGCACACAGTTCCGCGTATTCGGGGTTGAGTTCGATGCCGATGCTGCGCCGGCCGAGCCTGCGGGCGACGAGGGCGACGGTTCCACTGCCCATGAAGGGATCGAGAACGACGCCGTCCTCTGGACATCCCGCAGCGATACACCTGCGCGGCAGCTCCTCCGGGAAGGTGGCGAAGTGTGCTTCGGCGTAGGGTTGGGTGGCGATCGTCCAGACCGAACGAGCATTACGGCCACGAGGATCAAAGGCGCGTTCGGTCATGGCAAAGGATGTTCGCGCTATTCCATCCTTCTCTCGGCCCCGGTAGCCGGGAAGTGACACACCGGACCGACCTTTGGACGGCATCGCCTCGGAACCGTCTAACGTCTCGGTTTGAGGAGCGGGACTTCCACTTAGATCGACCTTCTTGTTCGCACCGATCCAACCGGCGGCGCTCTCGGACCCCTCATACTTCCCGTTCGTCTGGTCGCCCCAGCGCGCCCACTCAGCAGCTTCCCTGATCGCGTCGGCGTCATAGAAATACCTCGCCTCCCGCGTCAACAGGAACACGTACTCGTGGCTCTTGGTCGGCCGGTCCGTGACGGACTCGGGCATGGGGTTGGGTTTGGCCCAGATGATGTCGCTGCGGAGGTACCAGCCATCGGCTTGGAGGGCGAACGCGAGCTTCCACGGGATGCCGACGAGATCCTTCTGTTTCAGACCGTCGACGCGCATGTTCCCGGCCCGTGGCTTCGTGTAAAGGTCGCCGTGCATCCCGTCTTTCGGACCATCAGCGAGGCTGGGTGGCAGTTCATCTTTCGTTTGCGGCTGCGCTTGTCCGCCTCCGGCGTAGCTGTCCCCGATGTTCAGCCAGCACGTCCCATCCCTCCTAAGCACCCTTCGCACCTCGCGGAACACTTCGACCATGCGCAGGATGTAGGCGTCGGGTGTGGGTTCGAGGCCGAGTTGTTGGTCTGTCCTGGTCGCACCACACTTGCCGCATTCGCGTTCGTACTGGCCGCCGCCAGCATGACCGTGAGCTTGGGCATCTAGCGCCAGAGTTCCGTCTTTGTTCTTCTTGGCGTTTAGGCCACTCTTGGCTGATCCACCCTGCGCTCCGCCTCGTGGTGGTGCGGTGTGGTCGCAGTCGGGGTCGCCGCCAGCCCACGAACCCGTTCCATAATCCCTCAGCCCCCAGTACGGCGGCGAAGTCACCACACAATGCACCGACTCAGCGGGCATGTCTCGCAGCACGTCGAGCGCGTCACCCACGTGCAGGGTGAAGTCGCCATCAGCGACGAACGGGGTCACCAGACCTTCGCCGGACCCGCTAGCGGTAGCCCAAGCAGGGCGGAGACGTGTTCGGCCACTGGGACTCGAGCCACGCGACCGAGTAGCCCGACTGTCGGTAGCCGGTCTCCGCCGCTGCCATCTGAGCCTCGGGTGAGAGCAGGGCCGCGTTGCCGACCAAGCCGTCCCACCCGTAGGTCATCTGGAGTCCGCCGTAGTAGCCGTTTCCGGTGTTTGCGTTCCATGCCCCTTCTCCGTTATGGATGCACAACCACAGTGCGATATGGAGTGAACTCGGGGCAGTCACATTGGACGTGACCGGGTGGGAAACAGCTTGTGGGGACGTGGTGCCAGTAGGCGTGGCCGCATTCGCATATAGAGCTCGTGCTGCTACGGCTTTCTGTTGCGCGATAGCTGCGAGCTGCTTCGACGCCGACACGTACAACAAACGGCGCCTGTCCCTGCGTATCGCGTGCCGACGGAGTTTCACGTCCGCCTTGAGCGTGTAGTGATGCGTGATCGCCGGAGCTCGCGCTGTCTTGTGCGTCGCGGTGATCGCGACCAGGGTTGCTGCTGTAGTCAGTGTGAGTGCGGTTAGCGTACATCTGACGATGATGCCTCTGCCCTCTCGGTAGCTGACGTGTCCTCGGGGTTACGGCCCCGGCGTTCTTCGGTGCGAAGTTGGTGCATCTTCCAGAAGAGTCCTGTGTACACAGGGACTCCAAACGCTATGGGGATCCACCAGGGGTGAGGATCAAGGATTGCTAGCAGGCTCATGTGTCCTCGCTCGGCGTACCGGCCAAAGTAGGAGGCGCAACGGTAGGCGGATTGAGCCGCCCCTCTTCAGCGGGTAGCCGACTCCCGCCCGTCGCGCCACGTTTGTCGCTCGGCGTACCGGACAAAGCGGCGCGAGCGACCGACTTGAGTTGCACCAAATGCGTGTAGTCGGGATTAGCGATCAGAGCCAGCGCGTCGCGTAGTTGTTGGATCTCCCCCTCTAGCCGATGAATCTTGCCGACGGCTTGTTCAAGCGCAGGAGGTCGCTCGCGTAGTTGTTGGTTCTCCGCCACAAGCGCGTCAAAGGCCCGGATGGCTTCTTGTCTGTTTACGGGCGGTGTCTGTGAGCCGTAGCCGCCGAGTCGGTAGTGGCCTCTAACCCAAATACGCAACGTGTTGGCGTGGCTCATGCGCGCCACGATCGCCGGCAGACATAGCAATACGTCTTGAAGCCGAGGTTGCGTCCGCAGCATGGACAGAGGAGCCTCCTCATGCGGTCACCCGGCCTGCGCTGCGAGCCATGTCGAGCAGAACATCACGGAAAGCCTCGGGTGTGCGACTCGCTTCCTTGGGGCGGACGCGGCGCGACTCGTCGGTGCCGGCGTGGTGGAGGAATCCTGAGACGATTACGTCCGATTCGGCTACGCGCCAGTCGAGGTCGGGTAGATCGGCTGCGAGCTGCCCGACCGCATAAAGCCAAGTGCGCTTTCGGGCTCCATGCCCATAGCGGCCTTGGTCGACCTCTGTCACCCAAGCGCCATGATCGAGGAGGCTGCTACTCCAGTAACGCCCCGGCTGCGCTAGGTCGAACTGTTTCCACGCAAGCGAGTCGGCTGGGTGTTCGAGCACGCCACCGTACGTCCGCACCGCATTGAGGGCCGCCTCGAAGCAGCCCCCGTCATCCCCGATTTCATAGCCGGAAATCCGCCGGCGATTGATGTACGCAAGCGGTGACCACTTGTTGCAGGGCGGGTGTGCGACGACCGGCCACGGCCCCGCATACAATCGCGCGTCCCTCGCTTCGTCCCACGGGTCTACATCGTCCAAGCCGTAGTAGACGCCGTTGGTTTCGACGTACAGAGCTGCGACGGTCACGTCAGCCACTCCACGAGCAGCACGATCCCGACCAGGGTGAGGATGGCGACGCCAGCGACGGCGGCCCATGCGCCTGCGAGGAGCCAATCAAACTGGCGGCTCATGAGCGCGCACCTTCAATAAGACGATCGAACCTTTGCCCTCCGGGAAGCCGTCTCTTGACCCATCCTCCGTGCGCCACAGCCCAGAGAGCGGAGTCCACAGCCTTGGCGATAGGAACCTGTTGCCGCGGGAGTCGCGAGTCCGTCGGCTCGAGATACCACTTCCCTGTCCGGTCGTAGCGCACGATCTCCATACCGTCGTAGGCAGCGTGAATGGTCCGGTCACTCATCGTCCGGTCCCCATATCTCGTCCAAGAACGCCTCATGGCAGGCCTCGGTCACGTCCACCCACATGGCGGCGATCATCGAGAGGAGGAGGGCGAGGATGAGGGTGCCCAGCAGGATGTTCATCGTCCGCGTCTCCGCATTAGCATGACGAAACCGGCGCAGGCATCGAAGCCGAGGAAGAAGACGATGAGGAGAACGAAGACTTGGTGGATCATTTGGCGTCCTGTAGCTTCGACAGCCGGTCGATAAGGTTGGACGCCTCATCCTTCGAGAGCGAATCACGGAGTGGCCCCCAATGAACGCTGCCATCCTCATCGGCATCCGGCACGACGCCGTAACCGACATCGGCAACATCGGCGAGACCTCCTGTGCGTAGCGTCAGCACGGCTTGGTAGAGGTGTTCGGTGTGGAGTTTGTCGGCGTCGCGTAGCTGGCCTACGACCACGTCCAGCTTCTTCTTCTGGTTCACGGTCGCAGTTCCACGGCCGGGTTCGGGTGGTCTTTCGCCGTCGAAGATGTCCTCGAACGTCTCACCCGGCAACACGGTCTTCTGAGCGGCGGCGCGTTTCTTGGGCTCATCGCGTGGCATCTCCTCTGCCGGCGTCGGATTGAACCCAGCCAACTGCATCACAAACCCCAGCGGCTGACGCAGCGCCTTCGACGTGGCGCGTGTTTGTGCCATCGACCGGAGCGCGTAGTCGTCACGGTTGGCCCATGTCTTCTCGTCCTTCGTGCATTGAGACTCCGCAGCGCCGACGAGTTCTCCTAACCGCGTGCGCGCTTCCACCCGTGCCTCCCAGCCAAGGTGCTGGCCGTCGCGCTCGACCGGTCGCGTCCACTCACAGACGGGGAACACGCCGAGCATCGAACCCAGGAGCGTCCACCCTTCGACGCGCACATGCTCGCTGGGTCCGATCTTGACGCTGAGTTTTTGTTTGCGGATGACGTCGACGAGCGGGATGGCTGCGGCTCGCGCTGCCTCGACGATTCCGGCGGGATCATTGGTGCCGAACAGCGAGACGGGCTGCGGCTGGTATGGGACGAGTTCGCCTTTGCCACCATCGATGACGACAGGCTCGATTACGTCGGTCATTTCGTCGTTCCGGTTCTGTCGACCATCTCGCAGAGCTTGCATTGGAACGGATCTCTGGCGTCACGAGAGGTCAATTCACGACCTAGTTCAGCGATGCCCGAGAAGTGGTTCCATTGCCACTGCTTGCCGCAGCCAACACAGATTTCGATGAGTGCCAATTGCTTGCGGCTGCCGTTGTAGGCGATCAGTTCGTCGTCCAAGTCGAAGGTAGGTGTCTCGGGATATAGAGCCTCGTCGTACTTGAACTCGATTTCCTTGTCATCGACTCCTGGGAGGACCTTGCGCGCGAGCAGACGAGCGTTGCGCTCCATCTGTGTGAGATAGACAGACTTCTTGACATCCCATGCGGCTCGCGCGTTCTCCGTCAGCGAAAGATCGCTGTTGAAGCGGAATCCCATAGGGAGCGGCGGAGCGGTTGCTACGGCGCTGCGTGACACTGAGTACCTCCGTGTTTGGGAACGAAAGTGGTCATGCGACCACCTTCAAGCGCCGCCTAGCCCGCTTCGTACAAGCGGTCAGGTTCGCGCAATAGTAGGAATGGGTGAACCTGCTATAGACGCGCAGAGTGGGGCCGATCCTGAGACGCCTGCCGCAGCGGGCGCACGTCCTGGGTTTCACGCGGTCGCCGCCCACTCGTTCAGTTCTTGCGCCTTAGACTCAGCCGCGGCTCGACGGTTGGCGTCACCGATCTTCTTGAAGCGGTTTCCCGTGCTCTGACCGTCCATCGCCCAGACCGTGCGCCAGGCAAAGGCACTGTCGAGAACATAGAAGCTAGTCGGGGGTGTTCGTTTGCCGCATGGATAGCTGCCGGTGGCTGGGTTAATGTGGAAGCCGGTGGTGCTGCGGACGACGAATCGGTCAGGCATTTAGCCACTCCTCGTCCATGAGCAGCCACGGCTGGAACCTCTTGGCCCATGCTTGGTGCGCTCGCATGAACGCGACACGTAGTTCGGGGTCGGACGGCTGCTCGCCACGAACGGCAGCCGAGACGGAGGACTGCGAATCCAGCGTCGCCTGTGGTTCCGACCCCGAAGGTGGCTCTGGCTCGTAGTTCGACGAGCCGCACGCCTCACAATGCCAGCCGATGTTGTAGAACCGCCGCCCGCAGTCATTGCAGAAATAGGGTTGCGGTCGTTTGGGTCTATGCGGAGGGTCTGTGGCAAACGAACCGCGGTCGGACTCCCTCGACAGGAATCGCGGATCGTCTCCTGCCGCCGGCATCCCTTCGCTGCGGCAAACGGGTTTGCTCGATTCGGGTGTCTCCGCCCCGGCATGGGGGTCTATGGCACACACGACTTCTGGCGGTCGTGTCGTGCCGGGATTGAAGGCACCCGAATCCAACAAACCACAATCCGGGCAAGGGCTGGCAAGGGTCGGTTGTTCGCGGCCACAGCGAGGACAGATCATGTGCGAACCCTGAACTCGGACCACTCGACAGCCGGCACGTCTCTTTCAAGGTCGACGTACTTTGCGCCGTTCTCGTTGAGTCTGAACTGCATGACCTCGCAGCGATCAGGGAAGAAATTGATGCGCCCCACGTTGTTCGGATCAAGTCCCAGGATCTCGCACAGCTTGTAGATCGGATCGTGCAGATCGATCCGGTAGACATAGCTCATTTCGTGAAGGGCTTGTCGAAGAGGGCCGCAGCCTTGATCGCGTGCTGGCGGCAATAGCCGACAAGGTCTCCGCTGGCCGTGACCCTCGTGTATTCGGTGCCGGTGGTGCAGCCGTAGACCGCGCAGATCGTGTTCAGCTTCGGCGAGAGCATCGTCATACCGGCTTCTCCTCTGCGTCTAGATAGAATCGCAAAGCGAGCCGAAGGACTGCGGCTTCAGAGCGATAATGCTCCTCAGCGAAGATGGTGAGGCGTTCGGCTAGAGCCTCGTCGAGACGTGTCTTCGCCTCGCGTGTGAGTCCCGGTGTGTATTCCTTCTCGGCCATGTGCGGGCCACTTTAGGCACAACCGGCCCCCCGAGTCAAGCAGACTTTACAAACGCGGCGCGAGCATGGTCACGCTCTCAGGTGAGCAACGAGCATCACGATGAGCGACCCAAGCGCATAGCCGAGACCGATCTCGAGTACGAGCCACCAGCTCATGCTTTCCCCCAATCTGGGCGGAAACCGCCCCTATGGAACTCATACCGCACCAGGCCTGAGAACGCCGCCCACAGATGCGGGTCAGTGGTCGGACATGAAGTGTGGCCGCCGCCCAACTGGCCGAGGTCGCCGTGACGGCAGAACCCGGAACCGTGAACGATCCCTGTCGAGTCGAGCTCGAACGGCGGCAGCTTGTGGTGATGCAATAGGTAGGCGGTGATCCTGGCGAGCTGGTGGAAGCCGGCCGGGTCATGGCCCAGCCAGATCGCGTCGGCTGATTCGATCTCAACGGCGTCTGGGTTGTAGTAGGCCTCCGCCCATGCCTTTTGATGCCACGGCACCATCTGTGTTGCCTCACCCGGTGCTGCGCTGCCGGGGTAGACGATGTGCGCCGAGACTTGGCTCGAGGGCTGCTTGAAGTAGTTGATGACGCCCTGATATGAGCGTGACTCTGCTTGTTCGTCGGTGAACCTGACGCCCCAGCGGTGAACGACGACCAGCCGGATCTTGGCTCCGTTGCGGGTGCCGCAGTTCGGCGTCGACTGCCACTTCAACTCTGGGAGGACGTGTGGAAGAACCGCTGCGGCGGTCACGACTTCGGAACCTTGGTGCCGGCAAGCGCGCCGCCGAGGAGGATGGCGAGGTCGCGGAGTCCTGTGGCGCCGATCGCGTCCGAACCGGAGACGATGACGACGACGGCGAGTGCGGCGATGGTGACGACGAGCGCGAGAGCGATTGAGCCCTCGTTGAATGAGTCTTTCCAGTTCATGTTGTCCCTACTTCCCGGTTGGGGTTATCACGGCTTTCTTCTCTCGCCAAGGAGACCCAGAATCCTCTTCTGGTTTTCCATTCCTGTCTCCATTCTCAGCATTGACTCGTCGTGCTGTCTCGCGAGCAGATCCAACAGCGCGGAGAGGTCAGTCTTGGAATGCTCGAGCGCGAGGAGTGCTTTCACGGACGCGAGCTCGCTCTTCAAGTCATGACGAAGAAGTCGTTGCTGTTCCGCGGCTTCGGCAAGCTGAACGTGATACTGCTCCTGGAGTTCGAGCACCTGAGCCTCTCTCTCGTGCGCGTGGTCCTCTAGAACCTTGATCTGCTCCTGCCTCTCTTCCGCGAGGTTGCGCCAGAAGGTACGCATGTTGTTGCGGAAGCTGAATATTCCGCCCGCGACGACGACCAATGAGGCGACAACGATCGAACCGATGGTGATCGTGTCCGAGAAGCGGACGGTGCCGACCAGACCGGTGACCACTCCGAAGGATGCTAGTGCTCCAGACCAGCCCTTCGGAAGAAGTAGGTCCCACCCCATCGGCTAGATGGATCCGTTGAGGCGCATAAAAGCGGCTTTAGCCACTACGAGGTTGGACGGCAACGGACTTATGGCTCCGCTCGCTCCTACCGCAAGCCACACGTCCTCGTTCGCAGCCGGAATGTTGAGAATGTCGGTGACGGAGAGGGTAAGAACCGTGTTGTTGGAACTGAGGGTTGACTGAAACGACTGGAACCCCGTTCCGTAGTTGTGCGATGTCTCGAACGCTAGGGATAGGAAGCTTGTTTTGGCGCTCCAGTCGGCCACTGTGTTGAAAGCGACGAATCCATATGCCAAGTAGTAGCCGCTCTGGAGTCTGGCTAGGCCGCTCGCCTCTGTGAAGTAGACGCTCCCGTCTGCGACGGTGCTCGCTGTGAAGGTGTCGAGGTCTATTGTCTCTGACGCGGAAGCGAAACTCGAGATCGGCAGGGCGGCGCTGGCGACATAAGTGGCAACCGGTAGCAGAGGCGCAATCAAGGGGGCGAAGAGGATCGGGTCCGTTCCACCGGGAAGGTGGCGGCTGCCGTGCTGTAGATACGGCCTGTTGCGTTGCGCTTCGCTCATCCGCGCGCCGGGAACACGCTATGGGTGTCAGCCGACCAGACGAACGGCGACAGCTCGAGGTTCAACTCCACATAATCAAACGTCTCGTTGGCTGGTCTTACGGTCATCTGTCGGCCTTCGACGAAGTAGTCGTCAGCGGTGCTGGAACCCGTGAACCCTGTCCCGTCCGGGTAGCCGACTTTCACGTTCACGACGTCGCTCACATCGGAGAGAGTCAGGCACGACCAGACGTTCGCAGCCCTTGGCGTCGATGGGTTGATCGATTTCAACTGGATCGAGGTGATCGACTCGCGCGGATCCTTCTGGTTCTTCACCAGCAGTTCCGCGAACATGAACGTCTCCGTGTAGCTGTCCGTGCTGTCGAAGACGGCCGTTGCGATGAGAAGGTCGCTCATCGGCGGAGCCTGGTGTTTCCCGTAGGCGGCGATGCTGGCCGTGTCCCCGTATACCTGTGACGCCATTTGAGGCGCCGGCGTGTTGGCTGGGTATCCGATCGCGACGTTCACGACTTCGGACCTGCCGCGCGCATAGGAGAGGACACGGATCTGGGTTCGTGTGGCGTCTGCATTGACAGCCTTGCCGTCCCCGAGCTTCCAGGTGTGGAAGTTCCAGGTGTCCGGTCCCGCGTCGGCTGCCACGCCGACAGGGTCAAAGCGCCCATAGCGCCCGTGGAACACGACTCGTCCGAACCGGTCCACGTACAAATTCGCGATGAAGGGCATCTCTGCGTCTGCCGCATCGCGCAACGCTGTGAGGGCAGCCTCATCGGCATTGTATTTTGACTCGAGCATCTTGTTGTTTCCGCTGAACACAACGCTGCGCGTCGAATCTACGCCGACGTCGGCGAGGATCTCGATGATCCGGTCGTCTACCGTTCCAGTGGTGGCCGCGTAGTAGACGCTGTCCTCTGAACCTGCTGGTGGGGCCGATCCGTTCGCGAACGGATCCACGCCGGCGAGTCCCGGCGTGAGTCCATATCCGGCCAAGTAGTCGAAAATGTCGACGCACTCCAACTGGATGCTCGCGTTGATTGGGTCGCCGTTCTCGTCGTCGGCGTCATCGATGTCGTAGGTGACGTTGTCGATGTGGCCGCGGAACTGAGAGTTCCATGTTGAGGCTATCGGGTCGTAGAGCTGCAACATGATCTGGTGTCCGTCTAGCTTCTGGTAGTACGGGCTCGAGGCATTACGGGGGTCGAACAGGGCTAATTCGTGGTCGTTGATGTAGACGGTCGCGGTCCCTGTGTCCGTCTGGGCGAGCAGTGTTTGTCGTCCGCTGGTCACGTCATAGCCTGAGACGAAGCTGTTGGGGAAGTCGCCTCCTTGGTCGATGACAGTCCATGTCGGGTCGGGTTCTAGAGGAAGATCGTCGAAGGCGATGAGGACACGCCCGGATGCTGGAGCGGGCGCGGAGCCGCGTCCGTCGTATCCTGCGCTTGCTACACCAGAGTCGAAGATCCGTTCGCCGTAATGAATAATCGGAGGAGTAGTTACCGAATCATGGTCGTATAGAGCTCCGAGCCAGCTCGTTTTTGTCCCGTAGCTGATGTCGGAGATGGTGAGTGTTTTGACGGTCCCGTCACCTGCAACTGTGGGTTGGGTGCTGCTAACGCCAATGGCGGACATCTCATAGTTCACACCGTTGACGCTGGGAAAGGTGACGCTTACGACTCCTGTCGAGCCGCCGCCTCCGTCATACGCCCACGTGGCCGGACCGAGACTATGGTCGGCGCTGCCGGATGAGCCGTATTCGATGATGATGCAGGCAACGGGGTTGGCGTTCCCTGTGGTGTGTTGCACATCCGCGTAGGTGGTGTTTCCGGCGCTGAGTCCTCCTATGTCACTAACAGTGAGGGTGAGGTTGCCGGAGCCGTCCGAGGTCGCCGTGGCGATCGAAGAGTCGGGATCGTTGACGTACAGGTCGTAGCTTGTCGTCGGCGTCAGTCCCGCACAGACAGCGACGAGGGTAGTGGAACCGTTATAGGTGAAGGTGACGGTGGCGGCCATTAGCCGCCCGCGTTAGGACCGCGCCGCTGATGCGGGTTACGCCGGCGGTGACGCTGCTGATGACGAGTCACATTGTTAGCGACACGCTTCCCGTCAATGTTCACATGAGTATGGACGATGAGCGGCCGACCATCGGTTCCGATGATGTAGCCGGCCGCTCCAACACCAGAACCGGGGATCGTGCCACCAGGGCCGATCTGGGAGATGATCTGCCGAACAGCGCGGCGTTCGGCATCGGTCAGGTTCTTGCCCTTGGTGAGTGCCCTAGTCGATGCCTGCCTGAACCCGCCGAGCGCTGATCCAACCGTCTGACCAAGTTGCGCGTTCACCGCGCTCAATTGGTTGTAGGCGTCCGTGACAGCAGCGGTGTTCTTCTTATGAGTGGCGATGAAGCGGAGGATCGCCTTCTTCAACTTGAGCAGATCCTTGTTCGGGTCCAAGCCGAGCGCCTGATCTCGAGCAATCGCCAACGTCAGCTTCGCCGAAGCGGCGAACGTCACCGTTGGCTGAGTCTGGGCTGCTTTGATCTGCTGTTTCAATGATGTGATCTGGTCAAGTGCCTGCTTCTGCAGGGCGAGCGACAGACCCTTCGACAGTTCCTTTCGAGCCGCCGCCAGCAGTTTTCTCAGCGCTGGTAGCGTCGAAGATCCTGTCGCTTGCGCGCGAGACAGTTCAACCTCAAGCTTGAGAGGATCGATCAGGTTTTGGATACGAGTCGTTGTGGCTTGTACCGCTGCAGCCTGAGCCGACTGAATAGTTCCAACCGCGCTTGCCTCCGCCTGCAACGCCTGAACTAGAGCAGCACCTTTCAGGTGCCCTGACGCGATCTCCCTCTTGATCTGTGCAATCTCCTGCTTAGCCGCAGCAACATCGTCCTGCGTGCCCTTCGTCAATGCAGCTCGAGCCTGCGCGAGCACGCTAGAGGCCGACTGCGTGAACGACTTGTAGATCGACGGTGCTGTTCTCGGACCACCCGCCGTTGGGATGACCGGAGGAGCAGCTAGTCCGCCGCGATTCGGAGAGTCGGCCCCGGTGGCCGGGTTGCGGAAACTTGGCCCAAAGCCACGACCACCAGAGACGGCTTCTGCGGCCGCTGCCTCCTCAGGTGAAGCTGCGGCCAGAACGCCACGGCCGACCCTGTACCACCGCCCGTTCTTTTTCAGCATCGGACCGACGCCGGCGACGATCACTCGCTGCTGACTCCCAGTTATCCCTGTTGTTACCTGTGACGGGCCAGTCCCCGAAGTCAGCCCCTTGAACGCGACGAACCCAAGGGCCGCCGCCGCTCCAACAAGAGGAGTCGAAAGTGTGAGTCCTGCCGCTCCTACTGCCGCGCCAGCCCCTGCTGCGGCACCTTCTCCGGTTGCAATTGCTTCCGCCGCAGCAGCCGATCTGGCTGCGCCTGCCACGAGACCCCATCTGGCCGCCAAACCCAACAGAGCATTCCCGAACAGGACGATCTTCTTGACCGCAAAGACAGCGAGGAGCGCCTCGAGCGTGTTCTGGAACGATCCTGTGATCTTGTCGACGGTACCGATGATTTTTCCGAACGCCTTGAAAGCTTCGGTAACGCTGTTGACAGTGTCTGCCACATCCTTCTGTAACCGGCCCGATTCGTTCATCTTCGCCAACCAGTCACCGAACTGACGGGTGATCTTGTTCACGGTCGGCAGCAGAGCCTTGCCGATGATCTCCTCGGTGTCTACGAGGGTTGCGCTGAACCGCTGCTGGATCGTCGTGCCGACTCTCGCCTGCCCCGCATACTTCTCTTGGACGAACGCGAGAGCCTGCAACTTCGTGGCATGGAGCGGGACAACGATGTTCAGGCGACGGAGTGCGCTGAACGATCCAGCCTGTGCTTTGGCGAGCGCGTTGGACGCCGCTGTGAGGCTGATGTTGCGTCCACGCGCCACATCGGCAGCGAGCGCGTTGAGGCTAAGAGCCTTGCTGACGTTCCCTGTGACTCTGAACAGAGTCGTGAATGACTGTAGGAGTGCTTGGTTCGTGAACCCGGAGACGTGGCTGAGTTTTAGGTCGGCCTGGTCGATCTGGTCGCCGTACTCGTTCCACGACTTGCCGGTCGTCTTCAATTGCTGAGAGACCTGGCGCTGCGTAACGGCAAGCGCGATGGACGCATCGATGCTCTTGCGGATCAGGGCAGCGCCGGATGCGAACAACAGGAACCCACCGGACGCGAACGCAAGCGATCGACCGAGACTGGTGAACGCGCCTGAGCCGGCGAGGATGCCGCGCGTCGTTTTGCCGAAGTCGCGTTCGGCTACCTTCCCCTTACCTGCGAACGCCGTGGTAGCCACCGCAGTCTCACCAGTCAGAACCGCGAGCCGCTTCTGCGCGATCCCCAACTGATAGGCGGCTGCTATCTGCTGATCGGAACCCTTGACGTAACTCTCCGACGCCAACTGGAACGAGGCGATGCTCTGCTTGGTAGCAGCGATCCTCGTCGCCGTACCGTCCAGGACGCTCTTTGTGACCTTCGCCTGAGCCTCAGTCGAAAGGGTCGCATATTGTTTCGTAGCGACCCCGACCTCGGTGAATGTCTTGTTGAGTGAAGCGGCGTCACCGTAGAACTCGACGCCGACCCTGCGGCTAAACGTGTTCAATTAGGCGCCTTCCTTGACGGCATCCCAGAGTGCGATGATCTCGAACAGGCTGATGTTGTCAGCCAAGATGTCGCCGCGGTGCAGGTTGAACTTCAACATCCACGGCGCCCACATCAGGCTGGGGTCTCGCTGGAAGGCTCTGATGTCGAGGGGGTCGGTTCGGGAGCAGATGTGTCCGCCGGGGTCGCAGATGACTCGGATGCGTCGGATGGCGAGCCGGAGCTGCTTGCTTCGGATTCTGGCTTCGGCTCTTGCGGCAAAGGGTCAGTCCCGTTGGACTCCTCCTCTGCACCAAGGAAGGTCATTTCAGGGATCACCACGTCATCAATGATCCGTGTGATCCGCTCGATCGTCCATTCGGGATGTTTCGCGTTGATGCTCGTTCCCATGATGGCGAGAAGGATCGTTCCGCGTCCGCGCTGCACCGGATCGTTGGTGGCAGCCTCGAACTCCTCCAAAGGCATTTTCGTCACATAGTCGATGATTCTCAGGTCTCTGCCTCCGAAGGGGATAGGAGTGAACGGGATAAACTCCGCCACTCCCTCGTCCTCCACCGTCAACTCGAATCCTGGCTCTTGTGCCATGTCCCGGTCTCCTTAGATCGTCTCGAAAATGGTGGCGACCTTGTCGATCGCCTTCACGAACTCTGCTTCCAACTCAGGCATCGTCTTCGTCACCGCCGGCAGCAACGCCTTCCTCATCTGCAACGAGCCCCAGTCCGGCCGCTTCCCCGTCGTCTTGAGAAGCGACTGCTCGACTGCGACTCCGCGTTGGCGGACACGAACCTTGAACCCTGCCGCCGACTTCGTACTGTATTTGGCGAGGCGCGGAACCGCGTCCACACGGACGATGTCGCCCGCTTCACGAAACGCGGCCCGCACCTCCTTGTTCGTTGCGCTGCCAGCAGCCTTCGACGCTTTCAACAACTCCGATAGGCCGCTGACTACGAACTCGTCAGGCATCTAGCTCGTCGCCCACGCCCAGACGGCACCCGACGCCGGCAGGATCGTCGCCGTGATCTCAGCGCGAGCGTCCAACTGTGCGTTCAGACCGTCGTATTCGTAGAGCTGGGCGGTCCCGCCATACCACGGGTTAGTTGCTGACCGTGCTCCAGAGGTCGGCCTGACCTCGAACGTGAACGTGGCCGTGCTGCTCGTGTAGAGCGGGTTCAGCAACTGGTGGATCTGGGTGTTGCCGAAGTCCTGCAAGATCTGGACGACCGCTGACTGGGTGCGGCGTCCGGTGACGAACTCCGATGTGCTGGTCGGGTTGAACCCCGACACATCGATCTGGGTGCGTGCATCCGGCGTATCAACGGACACGCACCAGTCGCTGATGTTCTGGCTGTTGATCAGCACTAGAACATCGGTTGCGGCAAACTTTGCCACGGTCAGCTCCCTTCGGGACTATGGATGGATATGCACATGCGTCCCGGTTAGAGCTCGATCTGGATATGCCAAGTGGTTCCAAGAACTTCACCACCTGGGGTTTCAAAGAATTGCCATCCAGCGCATCTTGTGACGAAGGCGTCATCTACAACACCTCCGAGGGTTTTGTCTGACTCGATGGCCCTCCAAATATTAGTTGCACCTAACGGCGAAAGCCAAGTGTCAAGCCGCATCTGTGCCGACTCCTGTGTGGGAGCGCCCGCGAGTCCTTGGACGAGAAAATCGTCTATCTCCCATGACCCCATGCCGATCTTCACCATCTCGCCGAACCCCATGACCTGAATTGTTGGTGGCGTCGGATTCTGACTCTTGTACGGAGAGACTTGGGCCGTATTTCCAATGACGGCTTTGATGTTCGCGACAAGACCGGCGCGAATCTGGGAAATCTCGACTATGGACTGGGTCACAGGATGAGGAGTGGCTCGTCCGCGTCGAGGTTGTCGAGGAGGAAGCTGACATCAGGGTCGATCTTCCCGAGACGAGCTGCGGCTATCGCGTCGGTTCCCACGGTCAGGATCCCATACGGGGTCTCGCGTGCGCGTTTGAGGTAGCGGCCGGCGAGGATTGTTGTCGCCTGCGTCACCTGATATGGAGCCGTTGACCAGCCGAACGTGCCGCCGACCTGTACCCCGTAGTCGAACGGAGGCCAGATATCCCCACCCTGCGGTCTCAGCGTGACTTGGTTGTATGGCCTGCTGTCGAGGGCGGCGTTGATCGGCTCGAGGTAGAAGTCCACATCGACCGTCCAGGTCGTGTCATAGGTTCCGTCCCCCTGCATGTCGACCTTCAATGCGGTGAGGGTGATGAGATCATCGATCTGGATGCTGCGCTTGGTCTGGCTGGCCGTGTAACGGCGCGTCTCGGCGACGGGATAGAACTTGGTGTCCTTGTAGGCGTCGACAACCCTGCTCGCAGCAGCGATGGCGGTGGTGATGTCGTCGTCGGCGTATGTGGCTGTCCCGATCTCGAGCGTGTTCTTCAACTGTGTGCTGGTGATGTAGTTAGTTGGCAAGCGTCAGCGCCTCCCTCGCTCGAGCGATGAATCGTTCCCTATTCGCGGACCCTGCGCGCATAACGGCCGGGTCGGTTGGTTTGAGCGTCCCGTTACGGATGTGGTGAAGCGGCACACGAACTTCTCGGAGCGTCATGCCATCCATGCGAGCTCGAAGGCAAAGGTCGTTGTCTTCATAGTACGCGGGCGGCTGGAAGTCCTCGTCGAAGCCGCCGATCTCTAGGAGATCTTCTCTCATGCCGGCGATGCACCAGCCGTCAAGGTAGGGCATCGGGACGTCGTCGACTCTGCCGTGTGGGTCGTCGCGAAGCTGGGCTCCGACGAGGACGCCGGGTTCGACTGCTTCACGGAGTGGCTCAATCCAGCGCGAGTCGCGTGCGACCACGTCGTTGTTGAGGAAGAGAACGATGTCGGATGAGGCTGCTCGCAGACCGCGGTTGCAAGTCCGCCCGAACCCTGTCGGAGTCTCTGTTCGGAGTTCCGCAAACGGGATCGGAGGATCGGAGCCGTCGTCCACCACGATCAGCTCGTCACGATGACTGCGTCTGTTGACGGCGGCGAGGTAGGAGTCCGCGAATTCGTGACCGTTCCACCAGGGAGTCACGATGCTGATCGTCTTGAAATCTGGTCTGACGGTACAGACGATCTCTTCGCGCCATACCGGGCGCCCCATCTTCTCGACGCAGCCGCTGATGAACGTGAAGTCGCCGCCGGGTTCCGCGAACCCTGGCGCGTGTTCCTTCCATTCGCCCAACTCCTCGGGTCGGTTCGGCACAAGGAACATGGGAGTGCCTACGTTGCCGAACTCGAGCCACGGATGCCGCCACATGAGACCGTGATGAGGATGATCCATACGGAAGATGACCGGCACGTCACGAGCCTCCTGGCGCATCAGCTCGACTGCCCCTGGCGTGTAGACGTCGTCGTCGTCCAAGAAGGCTAGGTGCGTTCCTGTGGCCTTCTGGATGCCCCGCGTGCGCGCGGAGTAGCCGTGGTCTCCGTCCTGGTTCTCAATCACGATAACCTCGTCAGCATCGGCGGCGCTCGCCTTCGCGGCATCTAACGAGTCCCGGCCGATCGTCGGGATTACCACGCTTATCCGAACCACCTAAACCGCCGACCCGTACTTCTGACGCAACATGTCATGGCCCTGCTGGCCTTCACGATCCATGCCTTCCTGGCCGATCGTCACCAGATATGTCGCATGATGGTCGTGGTCGACCCAAGCGTCGTTCGCGATCCCCAGCTTCCAGCCGGCCTGCCGCATCCTGATGCAGTAGTCGTCGTCCTCTCCGTAGCCGAGTCCGTACTCCTCGCTGAGAGGGCCGACCTCTTCGAGTGCTTCGCGGCGGATGATCGCGCAGAAGAACGCGAGCAGACCGTTCGTGTAGAACAAGGTTTGGTGGCCGGGACCATCGGCGCGCTGTTCTGATTCGCAACGGTTGGTGCGCGGCCCGACGATTCCGAGACTCTTGTCGATGCCGAAGTAGAACAGCATCTTGTCGAAGGCGTCATCGGCGACAACGGTGTCGTTGTTCAGGATGCAGATGAACGGTGCGGTGGTGCTCTGGATGCCTATGTTCATGGCTTTGGCGAACCCGTAGTTGTCGGGGAGCAGGATCATCGTGTCGGCCTCGAGCAGTTCCTTGCGAGCGTTCTCGATGTCCGTATCGGGGCTCCCGTTGTCGACGAGGATGACGCGAAAGTCTCTTGGGATGCTGCGGAGGCAGCGGACAGTCAAGTTGGAGAGGCCGCATTGGAGGAGGACGATGTCTAGCGTGGAGGCCACAGGCTCAACTCTCTCAGCCGTGTCATGAGCATGGCGCGGACATCGGCTTCGCTCGCGCTCGTCGTCTTCGGACCGATCAGAGTATCGAGGTAGTCGCGGCGCTCGTCGGGAGTCATCGGTGAGAGTTTCCTGACATGGATGTTGACCTCGTTGCGAATCCCAGAGAGACGCGGACTGTGCTTCACGCTGCCACCTTGGAGAACGGCTGCACGACTTCGCTGATGAGTTCGAACGACTCGGCGTTCGTGACGCGCTCCAATAGATAGTCCCAAGTCTCCGAGAGTCCGTTGCTTCCCCAATCTTGGATATGGGTGTGGACGTGGTCGCCATCGCCGAGCCGGTGGACACGCATCGCTTCGGGCCGGCGGTCGTCGTTGTATGGCTGGTCTGCGACCCACCAGCCGTAGTCCTCGAGAACCTCGTAGCACTCGTCCGAGATGATCCAGCCGGGAGCCTTGAATCCTCTGATCCAGCGACGGTTGTGTTCGAGTTGGTCTAAAACCGAACTCATCTGGTCGTAATTCCAGTCGCGACACTCGCCCCCGTCGTAGCCGGGGTCTCCGTGTAGCCAGCCGTGCGGCACAGTCTCGATCCAGTCGGGCAGAGAGTCGAGGTAGGTGCGGGAACACTTGGCCGGGATCGCGAACGCTGTCATGCGGAACAGAGGGTTCGCGGCATGGAGTTTCTCGAGGAGGTCCATGCGGTCGTGGCCTTCATACAGGTCGTCGCTGTCGAAGATCACGTCACCACTCCCAGGTTTCGACAGGACATGAGAATCCGAACTCGTTATCGAACAGCGGCTTATGCCACTCGACGAGCATTTTGTCGATCAGAGAATCGGCGCCGGTCACCTTGAGCTGGGTGAGCAGCGCCCACTCCGCACCCTCGATATCCATCTTCACAGTCACGCGCTCGCCGAGAGCGAGCAGCCACTTTGAGAAGTCGAAGCAGGGAACGCCGCGGGCGCCTCCGATGTGAGAGCCGGTGTTGTCGTCGTGGAAGCCAACCTCTCCATCCCAGAGCCATGCGGCCTTCTGCTCGAGCTGGCAGGGGACGCCGGCTACCTCGGTGACGTTCTCGTCCAGGCGAGGTGACGGGTCGAAGCCGAAGATGAAGTCGGGCTGGAACATCTCGACGAGACGCTCGAGTGACGGAACGATGTTGTCATGGTCGGCGCAGCCAAGATCGACAACGATCACGCGGGTCCTCCCTCACGGACTCGCCGCTCAAAGTATTCGGGGTAGCGTTCGTGCTGGCCGTCCGTTGTCTCGTAGTGCCAGCATTCCAGTCGCTTGACGTATCCACAGGTGCCGCCCTGTTGTCGGAACCAGCCGCAGATGTGAACGTCGTCGTACATCATCTGGGACTGGTCGTAGCGGAACTCGTCGAAGACCCAGGCTGGGATCGCCATGCAGATGCCACCGATCTGCGGAACGTCCAGGATGGTCTCGTCACCGATCACGAGCTCGCGCATCGCCTTGGGAGGATTGTTGAGTCCCAGGACGCGCGGCGAGAGGATGCAGCCACCTTCTTCGACGAGGGCGGAGAGGTCACGGATCGTGTTCTCCTGGGTGAGTTGGCAGTCGTTGTCGAAGGTGACGATGACGTCGTAGTCGGCGGCGCAAAGGTCGACTAGTCGTTGCATGGCGCAGCAACGGCCAATGTTCTCCGGTTCAAGGATCAGGGTGTGGATCCGGTCATCGGTGAACTCCCCGTCTAGCCAATGCCTTGTTCCGTCGTTGGATCCGTTGTCGAGGACGTAGTGGTCGAAGTCGCAGCCGGCGTATTCGTGGAGGGACGAGAAACAACGCTTCGTGTAGTCGAGCCGGTCGCGCGTCAAGGTGAGAACGGCGATCTTCATGTCTTTGCTCTCACCAGAACGATGAGCACACAGGCGATGATGACCCCGATCAGAATGTATGCCCAGACGTTCACTTGGTCGGCGGCTTCTTCGGTGGCTTCCCCTTCGACACATGCACGAGTAGCTGGTCGGGGACAGCGTTGTTCGCGGTTCCTGAGATGCTAAGAGGCATCAGGCTTCCGCCTTCCCCTTGAATGGGCGCAAGATGCGGCCAGCTTCGATGTCGCGTCTTCTGCGGCGGCGGGACTCCTTCAACCTCTTGTGGCAACGGTCAGAGCAAGTGACTTGCGTCATCGCTACGGGTTGATACAGGTCGCCACAATGCGAGCAGGTTCTTGGGATAATCGCCATCAGGCTTTCATCTTTTCTTTAGCCCGACGCATAGCCCGGTTGGGTCCGATCGGCTTCACCTCGCGCGGAGCATGAATCCGCTCGAGCGCCGGCACCCAATAGTCGGTCATCACTTTCTCGACGTCGTACTGGAGTGAGAACTCTCTGGCCTCCGCGCGCAACGTCTCATCGCCGCGCGTCACATAGGCGGTCTCAAGCGCAGCAACGATCCCGTCGACATCCGGCTTCATCCAGAACGACTCGGCCATCGGATGATCCCACGGGACACCGCCAACCTTCCAACCCGCACCCACCAGTTCCGGCATCGAAGTCCAGTCCGTCACAATCACCGGAGTCCCACAAGCCTGCGCCTCCACGATCGGGATACCGAACCCCTCGCCATAGGAGGGGTTGAGGAGCACGTCGAACGAGTTGTAAAGGCCGGACAGGGCGCCGGGAGGGAAGACGTGCTCGAGGTTCACCTGTTCCGTGAACCTGACCTGTTCGTCGTTCACCTCGAACCGTTCCAGCATCCGGTACAGGTTCAGGCCGTTACGGAAGCCGCTCATCTCACAGTGGAGATAGAGGATCGCCTCCGGGTGCGACTGCTGGAAGATCGAGAACGCGAGGAACGCCTCACTGAATCCCTTGCGTGCCGGCGACTGGCCCTGGTTGTTCGCGACCATCCCAACGACGAAGGCGTCCTCCGGAAAGTTGAGGAGCTTCCGCATCTCACCGCGGTCACGCGGCACGAACATCTCCGTGTCGACGCCATGTGGAACGTAGAGCGGGTCGAGTCCTGCGTCTCGTAGCGCAGTCTCACCAAACCGTGACATGGCGATCGGGACTGCACCCGTCTCTTTGAGGAAGTTCACGACCGCCGGAACAGCAGGGTTGTGATCGACCGGGCACCAGCACGCGAGACGGCCCTGCTGGTCGATGGCCCGGAACGTCTCAGGATCGAGCGGCCATACGTCGAACAGGGTGATCATCGTGCAAGGCTGGCCCTGGCCGTGATGCATGGCCCACTGGTAGGCGGTGCGGTTCCAGTCCTCGCCGGCGTAGATGTGGATGCCGCCGCCCCATTTGATCGGGCCGCCGTTCAACCCGAAGCCGCTTGAGATGGCGAGGTCGATGTTGTCGAGGGCGGCGATCCGTGGCGCGAACAGGGCGGTCTGCTGGCCGTATCCGGTTGGCACCCACGGGCAGACGCTATGCCAAAGGATCTTCCTTGGTGTCCCGTTGGTGTCGCTCATTCGTAGTTCTGTGACTGGTCGACGTCCTCGAGCTCGTCGAAGTAGTCGGGTGCATGGTCGATGATCTTGTCGCCCTCGTAGGCGCGAGTGCGGCCCTCATGGAACGCTTTGCTGATCCCTGATCCGTCGGTGGTGACGCGACCGTTGTCGTCCAGGTTCACAACGAACGACTGGTTAGCGATGTACACCTTTCCTGTCTTCCTGGGTCTTGGCATTCTGGTTTCTCCTTATCCCGGTGGGTTGCGGGCTGGCCCCGGGACCGGACCAGCCCGCACGATCCGCTGTCGTTTCTAGAGCACGACCAGCGACTGGAAGGCGGAGTTCGCGCTCACCAGGGGTGAGAGAACCTGCGAGCTCGTCCGCCAATACATGAACAGTCCACGCTGCCCGGTCGGGTAGCGGTTGATGCTGCCGAACAGGTGCGGGATGAACTCGATGTTCATTCCGACACGATCGACGATGGCGAAGTAGTTGAAGTCGCCCATGATCAGGATCGTCGAGTTCGACGACGTCGTCGTCGAGGCCATGTCCGACCACTCGTAGGCCGGATAACCGATCAGCTCCGGCGGCAAGTCGCCCTGCAACTGGACCCAGATGTTCACGCCGTTGCTTGCGAACTGGCGCACCTTCTGGAACGTGGCCCTGTTGCCGACGATGCTGGCGTTCGGCCTGTACCTCGGCGAGAGTGCCCCGTCGAGCGAGAACAGGTCGGCGACAGCGAAGGTCGCGGTGGTGGCCGTCTTCGTGATTGCCGTGGCACCGCCGGCGGCGATCAGGCCCTGCGGCTCGTGTGATGCGTGACCGAGTCCCTTGAGGAACTTGGCGGACTCCAGTGTGTTCTTCGCGTCGGCGAAAACCATCGCCATGTCCTGCTGGATTCCGGCCCAGTCCTCCGCGATCTCGATCGACATCGGCACGAACGCCATCGCCTTCTCGATGTTCACGGTCGGCTGCGCGAGGACCGGTGCGTCGTCTCCGGCCTCCTGCGCCTCCGCGGTGAACATGGCGGTGGCTCCTGCCGTGTTGATGAACTCGACGGTATTGACGTTCGTCGTCCTTGTCCGGGCAAGGCCACGGATCGGGTTGACGACACCGGCGTTGGTGAGAAGCAGCGTCGTGTCGAGCTCGACGGGGACGGCGAAGCCGCCAGCCGTCGTCACGAGTGACGCGGTGCGCTGCATCTCCTGTCCGACGACCATGCCCTGCGTGCGGACATACGTCTCGAACTCCTTGCTGTACCGCTTCGAGCTGGTCGTGATGAACCGGAGAGCGACCTCCTGGTCCATATTGACGAGCCTCTCCGCGTCGGCCTGTGCGTCCTCGCGGTTGATGCCGGGGACGGCGTGCCGATACCGCTCGTCGATGATCTTGAGAGCACCGTCACGGTAGCCCTGCTCGAGATCGTCGAGCGAGTTGGTGCGGTTGCGGTACTCCTCGAGTGCGGTCGGGTCGT